GTTGATTCCGGCGTTGCGGCAAACTCACCGGGCCGCAGCCGGTTGGCCGCGGTCGGATCGGCCCTGACATCGCGCGCATTGGCGCCCGCGACATAGCGCAGCGCGGTGTTTTCCGGATTCCAGCCGCCGAACACCTTGCGCCCCGCCGCCTGCGCGCCGGTCAGCGCCAGATTGGATAGCGGCGAAAACACCCCGCCGACCACGCCGCCCAGCACGCCGCCGGATGCCGCATGGCCGAGCCGGTCGGTGATGCCGTCGCCCTCGCCGAGCCCACTGGCGGCGCCGAACACGGCGCCGGTCCCGGCCGAGCGCGCCGCCCGCGCGAGCAGTCCCAGCCCCGCCGCTTCGCCGGGGCCGGGGATCGCCAACGACGAGCCGATCTGCGCGGTGTTGTAGGCGACCGGGTGCTCCTTTTCGACCAACGCGGTGCGCTCGCGGTCCTGCTTGGAGACCTCATCGTAGGTCTTGGCGGCGTCGGGACTGCCGCCCCAGTATCTGGCGAGCCCGGTGATCAAATGCGCCAGCGTCCCCGGCATGCCGCCCTGCGCGTGCCCTGACCTCGCGCCGCCTGCGGCCTCGATGCCCTTCAGTTCGTCGCCAAAATTGAACGACAGTCCGCTCGCGACACCGCGCCCGATCGCCTCACCGACCCCAGTGGTCGGCGGTGCGTTCGCTGCGTCCTGCTTTTTCTTGGCGTCGATCAATAGCTCATCGAACAGGCCGGTGGAGGTGTGCGGCACCTTGTCTTCGGGCGCGCTGGCCGATTGCTTGGCCTGCGCGATCAGATCGTCAAATGCGCCCTTACTCGGAGCAGGCTCCTTGGTCCCACCCGTGATGAGATCGCTGAGAGTTTTGTCGGATACCCGATCGCCCATCGACCCTATTCCTCTGTCAGCGCGCTTTCGGGGATCTTGTGGTCCTTGAGGATCTTGACCACGTCGGCGCGCTGCACGCCGGGCGTATGCAGCGCCAGACGCGCGTCTTCAAGGATCTTGTCGGAGGCCTCGCCGAGACCGCTTTTTGGCGTCTCCATAGTGGGCGGCACCGGGATCGGATCGAGGCCGCCGCGCTTCAGGATGACGTTGACCGCTTCGAGATTTTTACGCGAGACCACCGGGAAACCTTGTGATCGTGAGATGCGGTCCCATGCCTCCGGTCCCAATGAATTTTTCCAGCGGTCCTGCAGCGCCACCAGCTTTGAATACATCGCCGAGGCTTGGGTCGCGATGCCACGGTCGCGCGCCTGCTGTGACATGCCCGGCGGCATCGCCGCGATGTCGCGATCGATGTCCGACTTGTTGCCGCCGATGCCGCGGTAGAACTTGGTGCCCTCTTCCGCGACGCGACCGAGGATGCCGTTGTACTCGTTGAGATCGGGATTGTCGGATTGCCCCATGTACCCGGCGCGCATCTTGTTGATCGGCGAGGTCAACGGCCCGAAGCCGGTCGGCCCGCCCAGTTTCTGTGAGACATCGCTGAGATGCTTGAGATGCCCGATGGTGGTGCCGCCCGCCAAGATCGAGCCCGATGGCGTGTTGGGGCCGCCGGTTGCAAACTCTTTTTCGGCCGCCGCGATCACCGGATATCGCTTCTGATCGTAGTCGCTGCGGGCCTGCTTGGCGTCTTCCAGAATGCCGGTGCGATAGCCGCCCTGCTGGGTCAATTTGTTTGGATCAACCGAGTAATCGAGCACGCCGCGCACGATGCCCGCACGCTTCGGCTCCAGCGTTTTAAGATAATCCTCGCCGGTCAGCGTCGTCGGATCGACGCCGCCGCCGACGCCTTGCGGCCCATCGCCAAGATCGATCACGCCCTCCTGACCTTCCTTGGCCACCCGCACAAGGCGATCCGGTTTGCCCGGCGTCTTGATGTCCTTGATCTCATAGGTCGGTGAACTGTAGGCGACGAAGTTTTTGCTGGGGTCGTTGCTGTTCATCGCAACGACCTTGCCACCGATGTTCTGGTAGCTCCAACTGCCGGGATCGGTCTTTTTCAGGATGATCGCCTTGGCCAGATCGCGCGTCGCTGAGTTGCGATAGAGTTCGCCGAGGTCGTCGCCGCTCACGCCGGGTGCGCCCGACGTCAGGCTCGCCACCGCCTTCTTGACGGTGTCGGGCGCGTCGACCAGTGCGGGCGGTGCGGCCCCGTATTGCCCGGTGAGCGACGGCAGCGCCGCCTGCGGTGCGGCTGGCGGTGCTGGTGCAGGCGCTGGCGGCGGCATCGGCGGCGGCAGATCGAGCCCGGCGATAACCGGCGGTCGCATCGGCGGTACCGCGGGCGGCATCGACGGCAGCGGCAACTGCGGCGCCTGCGGAGGCATCGCTTGCGGCGCCTGCGGCGGCATGCCCGGCTGCTGCGGCAGCATCGACAGCGGCACCGTGGTCTGCGGAGATGCGCCGGGCAGCGGCGCGGGAAACGCCGGGCTACCGGGGACTGACCCTGCCGCAGACGGAAACAGGCGAGCAATGGTTTTAGCGGCGGCGGCCTCGTCCGTGTCCGACTTTTCATCCTTCGCCTTGGCGCGATCGGCCGCCTCGCGCAGGATCTCGTAGTTTTTCTGCCAGTGGCTGTCCTCGCGCGTGCGATCGATGCCTTTTTCCTGTAGGTTGAGACCGACCTGCACCAATTGCGGATCGTTCGAGGTCAACAGCGTGCGGATGTTGGCCTGCGGGTCGGTGCCAAGGCTCGCGAGTGCCTTTTGCCTCGCCGCCTGCGTCTGCGCATCGCGATAGACGTTGCCGAGGTTGCCGAGCGAGGCCCACACCGAGGGGTCGACAGAATTGTTGATCTGCGGCGCGGCCGGAAGGTTGAGCGGGTTAATAGCCACTGTCGGCCTCCTCCGACTTGCGGAAATATTTCGCGCGACGTTCGATCTCGCGGCCCCAGCCCGCCGCGAAAGATTCCGGTGTCTGCGGGCCGCTCATGCCGGGATACGGGTTGCCTTCGATGTTGGTCATGGTGCCGTTCTTGTAAAAACCAAACCCCTGCTGGTGCATCATGTAGGTCTCCAGCGGCGTCGGATCGCGATTGAACGTCGCCTTGAACTGCGCGTTGTTTTCAGCAGCGAGCTTCGCCGCTGCCGTCGCATTGTCCTTGGCGTCATAGATGTTGCCGTTGCCGCCGTGGCGCGACCACTCCGAGCCCTCGCCGCGCGAGCCGACCTGAAACAGCCCCTTGTACTGGGTTGAGCGATCGTAATTGCTCGCCGGGTTGAGGCTGCTCTCGATCGAGGCGACAGCCTTCCAAGTCGGCACATCCATGCCCGCGATCGGCGCAGTGGCGCGGATCGCGGCGTTGACATCGCTTGAGGTCGGCGGCGCGGAGAACTCGGCCGTGGTGCCGCCGGTCGTCGGTGTGGCCGTGGCGGGCGCAGGAGGACCGATAAACGATGGCGACGTTTCGGGTACCGGCGTTGCCGATGTCGGCAGCGTCACGCCGTAACGCGCCGCCAATGCGGCCAGCGAGTTGTCCTGCGGCGCGAACGCTTGGCCGAGCTTGCCCAGCGGCGAAAAATCAAACGAGTTGTCGATCGCGGGAGCGCCGGGGAGCCTGAGTGGCGCGACGGTCATGCGAACAGCTTGCCGGTGGTGGCCTTGCCGACCAGTGAATTAGCAAAGCCGCCGCCGCCCGCACCGCCGAGGCCGAGCGTCGCCAGCGACAATCCAGCGCCGAGCAGGTTCTTGGCGCCCGCGGCTTGGCCCGCCGCCACCATGTCGTTGTCGTTGATGGTGCCGGACGCGATGTTGTTGGCGATGTTGCCCTGATCGCTGCCGTAGGTGTAGCCGAGGTTGGCGAGCCCGGTGTAGGCGCCCGCCTGTCCCGCAGCCGCACTCGCCGTGGTGTTGGCACCGAGGCCCGCGGTGTTCTGCAGGTTCTGCAGCCACGTGTTGTATTGCTGGTTCTGCAGATTTTGCACGAAGGTGCCGATGTCCTGCGCGGCATTGCCGGATTGCGACATGCCGGTGGTGCCCAACTGGCGCAGGATCGCATCGGTGCCCGCATTGACCGCGCCGGTATAGCCGGGCGCGTTGGTGAATGCCGCCTGCGCCGCCGCAGTGCCCGCAGGACCGTTTGCGCCTTCGGCGCCGAGCAACAGATCACCCGCCTGATTATACTTGCTGCCGAGTGTCGCCAGCGGCGTATAGGCGCCGAGCGCGGAATTGAGATTGGTGACGCCGGTATTGTAGCCGGTGCCCAACGCCGCGTTGGCGGTGTTGCCATAGCTCGCCAGCGCCTGTGCATTTTTGGCAGCCGCGTCTTCTTGCGCGCCGCCACCAAACAGCGTGTCAAAAAAACCAGCCATGATGTTTTCCTCAGATTTCGTAGGTGCCGCTGAGCCAGATGCGGTTGTTGGTCGCGATCACGGTGGAGTTGTTGTAGTAGAGGACCGAAACCATGCTGCCTGCGTAGGTGCCGGTCACGGTCGAGCCATTCGTTGCGACCTCGCGACCAACCAACATGAACGGGACCGCCGCCGGTATCGGCAGCGTGACATTCAGCGCGCTCGATCCGCCGTTGGTGTTGGTGATGGTGATGTCATAGAAAATATTGACGGTGTGGCCGACGCGCCGATAACGGCAAGTCGCCGTGCCAATCGGCGGGCCACCCGCCGCAGCCGACATCACCGGCTGAAAATTGGTTTTCCATGAGCCAAACAGCGAGCGGTACACAAACAGGAAAAACTCGTACCAGAGCGGTGCAACCAATCGCGACGCGGCATCGATGATGATCGGTTCGACCTGACCGGGAATTTCCGCCATGTTATTTCAGTTGGTCCACCAGCATGTCGGCCCCCATGAATGCGAATGACAGCGGCGCGCTTTCGCGCAAGCGCCAACGCACGCCCTGATTTTGCGCCTGCCCCCAGATTGAGGAACGCACCCGGCCATCGGTCAACGACTGTCGGCCGATCTTGACCACGCGCGGGTTGCTCCACGTCTGGCCGCCGTTGCGCGAAATCGAAATGGAAATGTCGGGGTCGGTCTCCAGCGGATCGACGCCGGTCGCGCGGCCGACGCCCTTGGTCAGATAGAGTTCGATCGCGTTGATCCGGACCTTGTTCGGGAATGCACCGAGCGGCCCGGTCTCGATCGTGATCAGCAGGGGATCGCCGAGCGCGCCGACGGTGGTGTGGCCGATCACGATCGCCGGGCTGGAGCCACCAGTCAGGCCGTTGGTCGTGATCAATGTCGGCATCGACTGCAGCTTCGTGAAAGTGATGGTGACCGTCGAGGCGGGCAGCGGGCCGCCGCTGCAGGACACCATGTTGGTCAGCGCGGGCAACGCCTGCATTGCGGCCTGCACCTGTGCCGCTGTGGCGTTGTAAGGGATCGCGGCGGTGGCGAGGCCGCCCACCGTGAAGGCCAGCGTGAAGGTGCCGCCGGTCGGCGTGCCACTGATCGACAGCGTCTGGATGTCGTAGGCGCCGAACTCTGTGGTGGTGAGCCCGTCGATGACGGCAAGGTTGCCGCTCTTTTTGTCGCCGCAGACCCATTGGCCGAATGCGAGCAGCGGAAACATCCCGCGCCAGTATTGCTGCAGGTGTGACTTGCGTTCGTGCCACGACTGCAGCGTGGTGTCGTATTCCCAGCACCATGCCGGTCCCTGCACCACCACCACGCCGTGACCCTGACTGACGTAGACCGACACCGTGATCTTGGTCTTATCGGGTTCGGCCTCGATCAGGAGATCGAGATCCGGCACCGAGATCGGCGTCGGCGTGTAGCCGGTCAGCGTCGAGACCTTCATGTCGTCACCGACGAAAAAGATGCCCTTGCCAAAACCGTCGTCGTGCCCGGCGATGGCGTTGATGCCGACGATGCCACGCGGGATGGTCGAGATGTAGGAGAACGGATAGCCGGTCAGATTAACGCCCGATGGTGTGCCCCACACCTCGATCGAGTTCGAGCCGCACAGCAACAGTTGCCCGTTGTAGGGCACCGGCCGGTACAGCACATCGGGCTTGCTCTGCGCGGTGGCAAAGTTCAGCCCGTTGACGTTGGTGGAGTCCGGATCGCTGGTGAACGTGGTGGCGTTGCCGTAGGTGAAAACAAAAAACGACTGCAGATAGGACACCGCGGTCGGCGAGCCGATGATGAAGCCGCCCGAGCCGTTCGGATACGTCGTCACCGCGCCGCCGTTGGTCCAGAACGCGCCGTCGCCGGGTGAGACGATGGCGATGTCGGGCGTGGTCTTGTTGTTGCGCGCCATCGTCACCGGTAGCGTGCCGAGCACACTGCCCGACAGTGCGGTGCCGATGCCGCCGCCCGCCGGGAAGGTCCACACCGTGTTGTCGATCACCGCATAGATCAGATTGTTGACCAAGAGCGCGCCGCGAAAGTTCGCCCCAGTCGTGGTGGCCCATGGCTTCAAGCCCGGTGACCGCCAGTAGGCGTAGGGCTTGCCTGCAGTGGCTGGCAGCGTCTCCGGGTAGCAATTGATCAGGCGCCCTCCTGCGGCCTGCGGGAGCCGTCCCGGCGCGTTGAGGAGGGGCAGAGGAACGTCGACCACGTCAGAAATACACCGTGCGCAGGATCTCGTAGGTCGGCGTCTGCGAGACCAGATAGGCCAAGCGTTGTTCGTGCTGGTAGATCACGGTGAGGTCAGGCGAGGTGTTGGAAAACTCGGCCGCGGCATAGATCGCCACCAGCCGGGCGATGGTCTCGAACAAAAGGTTCGGGATCTCGTCGCGATCGGCGACGATCACGATCTTGGAAATCTCCTCCAACACGTCATCGATGCAGCGATCGATGGTGTCGTGCTCGACCGAACCCAAGGCTTCGCCGGGGACAAACTTGCCGAGGATCGCGGCGGCCTTGTTGATCAGTTCGGTGGAGGTGTGGCTCAACGCTGTCATGGCATCCCCATGAAAAAAGGGCCGAACAGTTCGGCCCTTTTGGTCTCACCGTCGCTTCTTGTTACGTTTTGGTTTTGCCGTGATGCGTTTCGTGCGTGTCGGCTTCTTTCGCGTGGCCGGTTTCGCCACTTTTCGCGTGGTTTTCGCCACCACTTTTGGGATGGGAGGGGTCCTCTAGCGGAGGCTGTCCCTGCGCGGCACGCTTCTCGTTTTCTTCGGCCAAGGTCTTGGCGTCGGCGGCCTTGCGCTCCGCGTCGGTCATTTTCTTGGGCTCGTCCTTTTTCACTTCCGTCGGCTTGCCGCATTCGAACATGCGGTGGCCCTGCAATCTGGCCAGCGTATCGTCGTCCACCTCGATCTCTTCCGCCTTGCCGTCGAAGAAGGTGTGACCATGGGCCTCGACCACTTTGCTGTCGCCGGGCGGGGCGTGATAGGTCACCGAGACTTTATGAGTCATGGCTGCTGTCCTTGTGTTTCATGTGAAAATCAGACGGTGGCCCCGAACATGTAAAATTCGAGGATGCCGGGCGCGGGCGCCGACGATTGCGTCGACACCAAGATCTGGATCTCGGTGTCGGTGAAGGTGCGGAAGAACAGCCCGGTCGCCGCGATCGCAGGCCATGCACCGCCCGCAGCAAACGGGGTGCCGGTGGCCGCGAGGAAGCGGTTGTTGAGGGCAGCATCACCGATCGCCAACTGCAGCGCGGTGCCCAAAGCCGGGACCGTGTTGCCATACCAGCCGAGGATCTGAAACCCGCCGGGGACGATGAAGGCGCCGACGACGTTGCCGGTGGTGCCGAG